AATCTTATCCCTTGCCAGGGACAATCAACGGCAAATCGCCGCCCTGGAAGATCGCAAACCACCCTTGCGCTGATCTGACAATGGTGACCTGTACGGGCAATTCACTATTTACGACGCAATCGGCCCTACCTGCGCATACGCCGTTCCAGAGTTGGGCGCTCTAACGAGGCACGGTCCTTATTCGTATTGCCCATCTAGCTACATCGGGCCAGATCAGTGCTGCAAGCCGAGGCCAGCCGCGGAGCCAAAGTCGCTGAGAAATCTGAACCCTGTGTTTCTGCATCCCCCACCACTACCCCACGTTGCCCTTGGTTTCAATCCTCTACGGAGCAAGTTGCGTCTGGTGTGCGATCACCGACGAGCGGAGAGTGCGGCGAGGCAGATTTCGGCATCTTCTCGGTCGATAAATTCTGCTACCATATCCCATGTTTGGCGGCGGGTTCCGTCGTTGCGCTCAAATATGCTTAGGCGCCTGATTGCCACCTCGTGGCAGCAATGCTCGGTTTCGCCGATTCTAAGCGTCCCCTCAGGAAAATCCGTCTGCTCGCCTGCCGCCAATTCGCGCGACGGAAGATCCTCTATAGTCTCGCTCATTTCTCACCCTTCTCCGCTAGTCTGGTGATCGCACTATTTATCATCCTCGACGCTCTATCTTGAACCAAATCTTACTTCTATCATCCCCACGTTGCCCGCCTGATCAATGAAGGTTCCGGCTTTCCGTCACCTACAACCCGTCAGGCCCCACGTACCGCCGTGGCTACAAAACCTCTTGCGAGGAAAAGGACTTGAACCTTTTTACTTACCGAATCTCGGCCAGCGAGCAGGGGTTGAACCTGCCACACTCGTTGCCCTTTCGGGCTATCTTGAAACTGTAGCACACTTTCAATTGCTCAGGGAGAGCGCTAGAGCCCTTGCGAGACGGATTGTCTACTGTTCCACCGCTGCAAAGCTTTGTCGCGATCCCTCGCCAGAGCCTCGACTTTGACTCCGCAATCGGAGTTCTTGCATGCGACTACCCAATAGCCCGCGCCGGACTGGCGTGAATCTATTGATGGTAAGGCGTCGCAGAATGGGCACGTAAGTAACTTCATCCTATCCTCCTATGGGTGTATCGCTGGTTGGCGTGGGCCCGAGCCGTTGAAGGCGCTCCTTCAATCTTCGGCCTGCCTGGATATATAATTGATCAGGAAATTTGCTCTCCTGCTCGATAAGGAGAACCACCAGCATATTGCGCTCGGCTTCTGTTAGATCGATTGTCATTGGTCTAGCCCTCCTTGGCCAAGCATCGTCAGACAGCGGCGCCGATGCGCTTACGGTATGGAAGCGGCAACGTCGTCCAATCAAATTCATCCTTGAAGTCCCCGCAGGCGTGGTCGTGCGGCGTCAGGATGTGGCCCGACAGAGGCTTTAGCGAGCCCCCGGTAATGCCCAGCATTCCCCATCTGTCCTTCTTGCCGCCGACTGGCGCCGATTTGGTACATTCTCCTGCGCGGCTCGAAAGCGAGCGCCACCAATCACAGCCTGCGCAGCATGGCCCATGCTGGAAATAGTATCGGTCGAGATGCTCTTGTCTATCCATGGGGCTCTCGCGCGTTTCGCTTATGGTTGGCCAGCAGCGTCAGTCTGCACAAGCGTCCCATCACTACCGCGAGGGCCGCGCCCAATATGCCACTGGTCGCAGAAAGGGCACACGTAGGGCTTAGCGACCTCCCTGGTCGTCTCTCGCAGCTTCCACGTCATCTGCCGAGCTGCTTTATCAGCACGCTCAAACGACGGGAAAATGACCTTCCCCTTGTCCGCGCATCGGTCCCCGAGAGGTTTGGGCTCATGGCGCTTTCGGCTCTTGGTTTGCTGTCGTCGCATGGGGGTCTCGCGCGTTTCGCTTAGCTGTGGGGTGGCGGCCCCTCAAGGGCCGTTTCATCGGTTCGGCAGTAGGGGCATTGCATTCGATCGCCCCAACGTTTGCCTGGAATCATCTCGCCCAGAGTGAACGCTTCCTCACAGAGCAGACAGACGCGACGCTGGGCGAATAGCTTGCTGTTGTCATCGTCATCGTCCATGTTGTGCATCCTGCTCAAGTGCGTGAGAGTGCGGCGCGGATACACCTCAGCCCCAGCCCTAGCATCTCCATGCGGCTCATCTGCCATTGCGCCCGGATCTCCGGGTTAAGGTCAGAGACGTGCAGCACACCCTTGCGGTACTGGACCAGAGGCCCCCAATTCCGGAAAAGAATTGTCATTCGTCGTCCTCTCTAAGAGCCCTCATGAGGTTCGCCAGTTTCTCCTCGGGGCTGTAAGGGGAGTTGGCTTCCATCCACTGCCGCATGCAGTCCAGCCGCTCGCGTGGCGTTGGATTAGTTGCGTTTAGCGTCAGCATGAACGCGCGGCGCCGGCTCACATAATCGGCTAGGCTACTGTCGGGAGGCTTGAGTTTCATGGGGCATCTCGCGATCATCGGTCAGCAGTTGCATGGTGCGCTTAAGGCACCCACTCACGCACTTATCAGGGTCTTTGCAATAAGAGCAGCACCCCCTCTCCCTCTCGTCCAAAACCTTTCTGCATTCTGCAGCTACAAAACGAACCAACTCTTTGACTTGGGTCGGCGACAGAAGGACTCGGTCGCCGACCGTGTTCCCATCGAATTGGGTGATGCCTAGATAGCCGTCAGTGACGTCGAAGCCCACCAGCCAGCCGTGGTTTCCTGGGTTTCCATTGATCTTCTCGCTGTAGGTGGTCAGTCCGGTATTCTTCGCCATCTCACTCTCCATTCGACACCGTGGGGACTTCCCGCCACTCCTCGCGATGCGCATATTCACACCCGTGCCGATATTCTATAACTATCCATTTTTGCTCAAGTAGACCGGGGCCAGCCCATCGAACTTCGGGGAGGCACCTGCTCCCGAAAATTGAATAGGGGTCATCGGTTACGTCAGTGATTGTTACTGTTGCCATGGGGTTCCCCCGTTTCCTATTGATGGTCGCCATTAGGCAACGAGAGTGCGGCCTTGAACGCCGCGTAGCTGTCCTTGCTGCGAGCCTCACCACGGTCTACCTTGTCGATAAAATCTTGGGAGGCCTTGCGAAGGCGAGCGTTCTCCGCGCGCAGACCGATCAACTCGTCAAGTTGAGTGCGGTACTGGAATTCATCTGCGTCGCGCTTCGCATTGGCGTCGGAGTCGTTGAAAAGATATTCTGGCATGGTCTATCGCTCCCTATTGAGCAGCACGCTTGCGCGGTGTTTGCTCGCGCTCGTACATATCCAGCAGCCGATCGAATATCCCCTTGGGAATCTCGATATGGGCGGTCGGCTGCTCACCGACTTTCTGCCTAGAGATCCAAACGGTGTAACCGTTGGTCATGATCGTCCAGTTCTGGAACCCGTAATGGTCCCGCGGAAGATCGATGATCTGAGCCTCGGTCTTTGCCTCTCGTAGAGATGTTGCCTTCGCCATTGTCATTCTCCTGCCGCTAGGGCGCGCTGTAGGCCGTCCGTCTGGCGTTTGAGTAGAACGCTTGGCTGCTGGAGGAAATGGTCACCCCAGACCGGGCCATTCAACACATCGTTCTGAAGCAGCTCGACCAGGTTGAAGCCATGGTAAGCCACCGCACTGTCGGTTCCGAAAAGTTGGCCCATCACGATCAGATCACGGCAGGCTTGATCGAGAACGGTCCGTGAACCTAGGTGCGTCAATGGTGCGTCAATCTTCCCGTTCGTTCCCGAGTCGTTCATGCTTGAATTTGCGTGATCTTGCACACTCATTTCGTTTTTCCCTTGATTTATCAATGTTGGAATAATCTGCGTATTCCCCTATATGGGTATCACTTTATCGCCTTAACCGATTGATCTGGCTTGTCTTCCGTTTTTGCTGTGTCAGATACCGCGTCAAAAAGCTTGTCCGTCACGGTCGCGTCTTCGTCGGCGTGCAGGTACGTGTTGAACAGGTGCTGCGCCGACTTCCAGCCGCCGGCCTTGGCGATCGTCTTAACGCCTACTCCTTTGTCGTGGAGCGTGGTCGCAAAGCCGTGCCGGCAACTATGGAAAGTCCGCGGCTCGATTCCAGCGGCGGCGACGGCTCGGCTCCATGCGTCCCTAGCTGTCGTGTAAGCAATTGCGAATGGCTCTCGATCTCTGGTGAGGTTGGCGAGGGCGACAAATAGAACGCCTGGAAGGTGGGCTCTCCGTTCACTCCCAAGCTTAGACTGGCGGATGAGCACTGAGCGTTCTTTAAAATCAATATCCTCCCATCGGACAGACAAAGCCTCAGAAACCCGGGCTCCGGTTGCGAACATAAAGAGGGCAAGTGTTCCGACATCCAATCTGTCAGCGTTTTCTCGGAAGGCATTAATCCACTCCAGGGTGACGGGCTTCTTGATCTTGGTCTCGACCTTGAACCGCTTCATTCGCAGCGGCGGGCATAGTTGCAACTCAGCGCAGTGATTGATGACAGCCAAAGTCGGCACAATCACTTGGCGGTTGCGCGTTGAATTCTTCGCCGTAGGGTACAGGTCCACCGCAGCTTGCCGGATCGAACCAGAGTTCAATTCCGCAATCTTTGCATCGCCCCAATATTTTACCAGCGTAGACAGAAAGCGGGTCGACTTTCCGGCTCCTACATACAAAGCGGCAGCCTTTGGCCATGTCAGAGCCTTTTCTTTTCCATCGAGACCACGTTTCCAGAACTTGTCTTCAATCGAGGACGCAATTCTCTGCGCGGTTTCTTTGTCAGATGCGCCAGTAGAGCCACGGAGTCGACGTCCGGCAAGCGTTCCCCGATACTGCCAGATAGTGCTTCCCGGACGTCGATAGATCTTGAGGGGCATGGCTTGGCGGCTTCCATGATAGCGGCGACATCCTCGCCGAGCAGAACCATACGATTACCCAAAATCCGGCACGCGCCAAGACGCCTGGCGAGATCACGCACCCTTCTTTCCGACCATCCCATATGGTCAGCCAGAGCTTCCGGGGTTGTGGTCTCGGGCAGCGTCATGGGGTATCGCCGTGCGACGGAGGGAGCGCCGCAGTCTCACGAACTGCGTCAACGAAGGCGTCCGGTGTTTGGCTTGCGGTGGCTGTTGCGGCCTTAGCCCATGACGCGCTTGGATTCTCTCTGACGTGGGGGCTATCAGGATGCTCCGGTTCCTCAACTAAAACGTAGCCGACGTTTTCAGCGATGAGGCATGCCAGCCGGTATTGGTCGGCCGGTGGCATCCCGAACGCCTGCTTGCGTAACGCATCAATCGTAAAACCAGGTATCTCCAACGTCTGCGCAGGAAGCCATCCCCGTTGCCGGAATTCGTCCTCGAAGACAGCCGCCACACGACTACAGACGTGATCCAATTCGGCTTTGTTCATGGCTGTTTCCCTGTTCCCTTGTAGCAAGGCGTTCCGGACCTGAGCCCCAAGCGGTAGACGCGTCCGACCAATCCCTTCGCCGGCCGGTAAGGAAATAGCTTTGCCAACTCAACGAGGTTGAGCCCTTGCGCTACGCCTTCGCGGATGCGCCTGTCTTCATCAGCCGTCCAGTTCAGAATCTTTCGCGGGCGGAAGTGAGTTTTCCCAACCCATATGTTGCTGATGCAGGATTCCGAGACGCCATGCTCATCGGCGAGTTCCCGCAACGTTTTAACGTCCTTCATTTGCCGGATTGTTTCGGCCTGCTCACTTGTTATCTTGCCAAGGTTGCCGTATCGGGACCGAACGTGCGTGCCATGCTTGCGGCAATCAAGGCCATTTTCGCCCGGCGTCTTCCATGAGAGGTGGCGGGGGTTCACGCAAGCTGTGTCGCCGCAGGAATGCGCCGCCTCATGAATATCTGATGGTGGTGCGCCGTGGGCCAGCTCGCACATAAAGCGGTGCGCATAGTAGCTCTCCCCGAGATAGCCAAATGTGCCGTAGCCGCGCGTTGTCGAGAACGGCCAGATCACGCACCATTCTTTGTGCTGGTAATCCTGGTGTTGCCGGATGAACCGGATTGCGTTGCCTTCGCCGCGCTCAGCCATTGGGCTCTCCCGTTGTGGACACATCACCAGCAGCGAGAATGTGCCGAGCGTCCTCGATGCAGTCGCTTAGGGGTCCCCAGCCTCGATCAACCGGATCTTCGCTGCAATATTCGTAGACGGAAATAATGTCAGCGAGCTGGGCTTCTGCGGCACCAGCGCGTATTTTCCAATACTTAACGTCCTCGAACAGTTCATCTTCAGTCGTTATCATGGGGCACCTCGCTTCCCTGGGGGGATCGAGTGGCCTTGACAGCTTGCTCACTGTTGCCGGCAAACTCCCAACCACAAGCGTTTTTGGCGCGGTTCAGTGCGTGCCCGGTAATGTGCAGCCCGATTTCGTGCGCGCGGTTTTGGAGATTATCGATCTCACGAGCTAAATTATCGAACTCCCAACGGTAAGCCATCTATTCCCCCTGTGCGGTGTGGCAGTTGTGCGAAGGCATTGCGGAAGCGGCGATCGAGATAAGCAGATCGCGGAATGTTGCCGGCGTTCCGATCCGGGGCGCGCTATCCTTGCCACCGCCGCGTCCGCCGACCTCACCGAGCCGCTGCGCTCGTTTGAACCCCATGCGGGCTACGACGACAGGATCAAGCCGCGGCTCGCTCTTGCCCCAGTCGAGTTCTGGCAGCTCGCAGCGGACGGCATAGAGCCAAGTCGCCTTGCGCGCGTAGTGACCGTACCGGCCCTGCTCGACGCAGCATGTCCAGCCGCCGAATGTATCAGCCGCAATCCATCCACCCTCGCGGGGCGGCTTGTTGAGCCCGAAGTGCGCCCATGCATGGCTGCCGCAGGGATGCTCCAAGACGCCGCCATAACTGCGGACGGCTGATAGCGCGGCCTCAAAGCATCCGTCGTCGTCGCCCATGCGCTTGCGCTCGCCGGTTCGCTTGACGGTCAACGGTTGGCCGAACCACATCTTGCCCCAACGCTGGCAGGGTGGGTGAGCAACTACCGGAAGCGGCCCCGCATAGAAGCGAGCGTCTCGCGTCTCGGGCCAGGCATCCACGCCAGGCAATCCGATATAACTTCCGTTCTTTGCGACATAGAGGGCGGCGATCATGGGGTGTTTCCCTGCGGGCGCGAAACAGCTGGAGGCGTGCGGTCGTCGTCCCGATGCTGCTGACGGCCCATTGCTGCGAAGTCCCTCTCGATCATCAGGCATTGCACTCCAGCGGTAGCGAGTGCTTCCCTTGCGATGTAAGCGGCCTTGCTATCCGGGTCCATGCTCGCGATTTTCTTCAGTGCGTCTATTGGGGTGTAGTTCATCGGATTCCCCGACATTCGCGAATGAGTATGATGACGGCCTGCCAGAAGGTCGTCTTCTTCGGCATCGGTCCCTCGGTAGAGCTATGCGGTACGTTGCAGCACATGGTTAGGCCTCCTTCTCGTTCAGCATTGTCAGAACGGAATGTGGTCGCAATTACCTCCAGGCCGCATCCACTGTCCGCAATCAGGACACTTGACGTCGGCAGGATATAGCGCGCGGTGCTCAAGTTCGGCGCCACGGCGCTGCATCCATTCTCCAAGATGGAAGCGCAGCCAGTCGGCAATGCTTGGGCTGTCGCCTTGGCGGGCCGGGTGAGGGATGTGCGGCATCATCTCTCTCCATTCCGCTTCGATGTGGTCCGTTTCACCGCCTTGCGCGAAGGCCGCATGCACTTCGGCCACGGCTTCTGCTTCGGTGGATCACGCTCTACGTTGTTGCGATAGGTCGCGCTCGGCAGGGGCTCCCAGAGGCTGGTCATGGCGTGAAATGCTCCACTGCTTCACCAACTATCCAGAACAGCGCGTAAAGTATCGGAGGCCCTAATAGCAGGCAAAGCACGACTTCCAGCAGCAGGTAGGCGCCGCGGTGCGGCTCTGGCGTTCCGATGGTCATTTGCCGGGCTCGTTCTCTGTTTGGGCAAGAGGGCGAGGCCCCCAACCCTGTTCAAGCAGCGATTCAATCACCTTCGTCGCGTGAGGATCGCAACCGCAACCGGGCCAGTTGCATTCGCCGGGCTCGGGCAGGGATTGCTTGCGGCCCATGCACTCCCACGTTGTCGCCGCTCCACTGGTGACCCCTCCCGCTTTGCGTAACTGATCGATCTCATCGGCGTGCTTTCGGAGCAGCAGCAACTTGTCTGCTAAAATGGCGTCTGCGATACGTCCAGCGCCATCGTCCCAATCGTCGCCCATACGGTAGTGGCTCGGTGCCGGATCATACTCATTGCGGATCATGTCCATAATTTCTTCGCGCTCGCTGCTCATCAGAAGTCTCCTCCCATTGGACATCCGCCTCGTGAGCATGTCTCGCCATCCACAAACATCTGCTTGCACGACGGACATTCGTTCACGGTGCTTTGTTTTGCGCCTCCCGCTGCATCGGAGCGGAGAGCGGCGTATAGCCGGTCAATGAACTCCCGCGGCACAAGATGGCATTTGCCACACTTGCAATCGCCCGCATATTTCATGGCCGTGTATTCCCGGAGTTCTTCTGCCAGCGCCTTCGCGTCACCCGCTACAGCATCGGATGCGGGGGTGCATTCAGGACATGGCTCGGTTCGATAGCTGACCTCGTGAGGGTCAAACCCTCCGACTTCCTTGCGACCGCCGCAAGTTGAGCACTCTCCAGCCGTTGGGCTGGAGGGCTGGAGGGAGGCGCGGAGAGCGGTGGCAGCCTTCAACAGGGTGGTCCTGGGCTCACGACGTTCGTTTGTGCATGTTTCATCGTCTACCACGATGATGCCCTCGATCACCTTGGCGTAACGCTCACAGTCTTTCGCCAGAGCTTCGATGTCAGAAGAACGATCGGTCATAGTGCCTCCCTTGCGATGCGGTGCATTGCCCAGATGGTTTCGTTTAGCCCCACCTGACCTCCGGTCCCTTCGTTTGCGCGCTGCATTACATCCTCCAGCGCCTTCCTGTATTTGCGCATCAGGATCATGGTCGTGACCAGATCGGGCTGGTCGTATTCCGACCACGGTAGATCGCCACGACTCGGGTCTGGCACGTATGGATTGGATGGAATGCTCATGAGTAGCTCCAGATTCCTTAGACGATTGCGAGAACAGCCAGGCCGGTGACAAAGCCGCATAGATCGCGCTGTTGACTGCGGGTCATGATCCGGTCTTTCGCTGGAGGGCGTCTTCAGCGACCTTCACCATGTTTGCTGGGTGCGCGCTCGGGCTGTTGACGATCCAAGTAAGCCCACGCTCCAGCTCGGCAACGCGTGCCTTGAGGGCGGCGATCTCAGATTCCCGACGCTCAGCTTCCGCTTGCCAGTAATTGCGGTTCTGAACGGCGAGATCGCCGCGAGCCTGGAGGATGGCGATTTCCTCTTCGGCGGTAATGGGCTGACTGCGCGATACCGTCACGACCAATAGCTTTCGTGTTCCAGGTTCAGCTTGCGAAGCTCGGAAACAGTTTTGACGACGGTTCCTGCAGTGCGCGCGTCGTCGCACATGAATGATCCCTGCCAGCACGACGCCTGCAGGCACTTATCACAAACGGTAATTCGTTCGTCGTCTTTGGTTTGTCGTAGCTCGTTAGTCACTTTCCATCCTCCTTCACGACTGCCGTAGTGTTAGCGCGAGCATGAACGGATCAATGTTGTAGCTCTTCCAAAACGCCAGTTCGTTCATCGTGTGTTGCTCTCGGTGATGACGATTGCAGAGCGGCAAAGTCCAAAAATCGTTCGGTTTTTCCTGCATGCCGGTGAACGGCTTGTTGTGTCCGATGCTTCCGGTTCGAATGTGAGCAGCTTCGGTGCCGGTGTCGTCTCCGCAAACGCAGCAGGACAATGAGCGGATAAACGCCAAATGTTTTTCGTTGCGCAGCCTGGGCTCTCGCTGGCGAAGCTCACTCATGCCACCAACTCCAATTCCCGGAACTTGATGCCGCGCTCGGCGCCGAAGGCATACAGGCTCTCAATCAGTTCGCTGATCTCAGCCGAGGTCATCTGGCTGGTCCGCATGCCGAGCGGGACAACCGTTCCGGGCGTGATGCCGGGCACGAACTCAGCGCCGCGAAGCGCTGCAGTCGCCAAATCCTTCCAATCTTCTGCGGATCGCTTCTTGCCGAACCAATCAACCTGATTGCTGATCTGCGTCAGGAGGCTCCACATCAGCGCGTTGGCGTCAGTTGACCGCCGGGGCGCACGGAACTCGACTGACGTTCCGAGAGGGACGTTTGCAGCCCAGCGCGCGATCAGTTTGCGGTCGGCATCGCCCTTGATCTGAACTGTGGTGCGGGTGACTTTCATGCCGCCTCCCGCTGTCCATACCTGCGGATGAACTCGACCGTCTGCTGCAGCTCGATGTTGAAAAGCTCAACCTCTTTGGCGATCTTCGCGATATAGGTTTCGTCGCGGTAGACGCGGATCTGCAGCAGCGGCAGCTTCGGGCAGTAGCTACAGAAATCCCACCATTCGCGCTCGCAAACCCAGAGGCCTCCCTGTACCTGAGCCTTGTGTTCGGGGGGCAGGCCGCCATCCAGAAGCCGGGCAACCTGGATATGCGCGGCGGCAGACTTGATCTCCAGCCCGCCCTTGTCGCCAATCAGGCTGTCCGGGCTGGCGCCTTTCTCGCCGTTGCGGACAAACCCGATGCGTTGGGGTTCCACGCCATTCTGGAATGCGTAAAGGTCTCGGGCCTCATCCTCCATCAGTGACCCGCGCTCCATAGCGGGGCTGACGTAGGTTTCCATTGGCTCGCCGGTCAGTATCTCGCCGGCTAGCTTATTGAGGTAGGCAACGCGGGTAACGCTCTTGCCTCCGTTCTTGCCGACGGCCATCACTGTGTGAAACTCGCTCGCGGTCGGGATGCCCGCTCTCGCAGCCAGCCATTCCGGCGTTCCCTGATCGCATTCGATGATCTGCATCATTTCGCAGGGGCCTTGTATTCGATGGCCTTCACGCAGGCGTCGTAAGCCGTCGCCGGGATATCCTCGAACCGCTCTACCTTCGCCCATTTGAGGAACTGCGCCCGGTTCTTGCCGTGCAATTCGATCAAATCGGACAGGTCGTCAGCCTGCTTCTGTGTGACTGTCTCGACGTTCCCGCCGGCCTTCCCATCGTCATCGGCCGCCGCGGCCAGCCCGAGCATCTGAACCAGCGAATAGCGCTGCAGGTAGGTCAAGGTGGAGCCTATAGCCTGGATCGCGTTTTTCGATCCGCTGGTGTCGGCCGGTCCGGTGAGCGTGGTTTCCTCGCTGTGGCCGTCCTCGTGCGATAGAATACAGGTCACGCTGATGCGGTCGCTCTGCGCCGTTCGGAAGCGATAGGACAGGCCGTGCTCGCTCAGGATCGGGTCAACCACCTTGGCGATCGCCGCGAAGTCGGCATAGCGCTTGTCGTTGTGGCCCTTGGCATTGCGTTGGATCGGGGTAATTTTGGCCTTGGCCGCAGCAATGGCGCGGTCAAATGCCTTGCGGGCCTGCCCGGTTTCCCAACGCTCCTGCAAGCTCATCAGCTTCTCGACCATCTCAAGGCCGGCGCCGGATTCAACGGCGCGGTTGAGCATGTCCATGGGAGTGACAGCGGCGACGGCGCGCGGCTCGGGCTGCGGCTCGATCTTCTCGACTGCGTTCATGATTCTTCCCTCATAATCACGGTGACGACTTTCATGGCCGCGATGAACTCGGCGTCCGCCATGCAGTCATCAACCAACATTTCGAAAACGGCTCGGTTGGTGTCCGGATGGGCCTGCCAAGCGATGAGGGCTTCGATGTCTTCGGGCATCACGCCTTCTCCATCATTGACCGCATGAATTCGATTTCGTTCTCGATGCACTGCTGGATCTCTTGAGCGAGAGTGGTTCGCGCCGCAGACGTATTAAGGTCCGGCTCATCGTTCAGGAAATGCTGAGCAAGCTCCAAGCACTTGACGTCGAATGTCCTGGCCATCACGCGGCCTCCTGCTCGATCTGTTCGTCATCCAAGTCCGGGCGCAGCTGCTCGGTCTCTTCACCATCCAGCCAACGAACGCGATAGGTGCGAGAATTGATGCTGACGATGTAGCCAGCCTTGAAACCCCAAGTGACGCGACCGCAGAGGGTCAGGCCTTCATCAAACTGGATCATCAGAACACCCACTTGGAAGCAACGGCGATTGCCGGCGCCATCAGAAGGGCGATCAGCAGGATCAGGATGCGGTCGATGAGGATGTCGCGGGTCATGTTGGGCTTCCCTTGGACTGCGTGCTGAAATTGAGATGTTCCAATTTCTTGATCTGAGCTTTGAGAGACGCTATTTTCTTCGTCCGCATCGCCTCGGATTTTTTCTTGGCCTCGTCGAGTGAATGATGCCAATCATTCTTCCCGTAGAAATGATGGACCCTGCCCTCGTGTTTTGAGGCGTACACGCCCTCGTAAAGCTCAGCATCGCGCAACATGAAGATGCCGGAGGAGAGGGCGTATTTGCTTATCCAGAAATCCATATTGTTCTGCCCTTGGAGGGTGAGGGGGAGGCGTAGGCGTTCAAGCCGGGGCCGAATTTGACATGGTGGCGTTTGTGGCAGCCGCGGCAGAGCCAGCGGACATCCAGCGGTTTTGCGTAATCGTCGTGGTGAGCTTGGGCGTAGAGCTTGGCGCCGCACACTTCACAGGGCTGACGCTTGAGCCTTCCGCTTGTTATCGCGGTGGCAACGATGTTGCTGGCCCGCTTGCGCTCTGGGCTGAACTTGGCGGCATGCTGTCTGCTGTAGTTGCGCTCGTGCTGGCGGTAGCAGTCGCCCGCGCAAAACATGCTTCGGCCCGTCCGACCTTCCGCGGGTTTTCCGCAAATCTTGCAATTACCTGTTGCCATGCGTCACCTGATCCGATGACGCCACTCAAGCACGGCTTTACTCGCCTGTCAAGCGATGCTTTACCGAATAATCGCAGAAAATTGCAGGCCGGGCATATTTCGGCTGATTCTGGTCTACGCGACCTTGTTGCGCTCTTTGCGGATTGTATCGATGACGGCGCCTACCAGGGCGCGTTCTGCGGGCTGTAGCTGCTCTAGAACAGTCTCAAGGGCATCTGGTGCCGGCGGCTCTCCAGTGCCCTCCAGAAGCCATATACAAGGCACCTTGAGCACTTTCGCTAGTTTTGCGATCTTGTCCAACTCGGGGACCGTCTCGTCTCGTTCCCATGCTGACACAGCTTTGTCAGTCACATGAAATCGAGCCGCGACATCAGCCTGCGTAGGCTTCGGCCGAAGTCGTTCGCGAGCCGCCTTGATGCGTTTTCCTAGAGACATTTCAACATTATAAAGCGCCGCTTTATTCGGGCAATGAAGCAACGCTTGACTTTCAGGTAAAGCCATGCTTGAGTTCTTAACTATGGACAGCAAAACAGCAGCTTTGAAGCGCGCGGTCGAGAGGACCGGGGGGCAAGCCAAGTTTGCCCGCGCAATCGGCGTTACCGCGCAGGCAGTTTCCCAATGGGAGATTGTTCCTCCGTTGCGGGTTTTAGAAGTTGAGAAGGTGTCTGGAGTTTCGCGCCACGAATTGCGACCCGACATATATCCGCTTGAAGCAAGTGAGGCTCGCGCATGATCGAGCCGTATTACCATTCCCATTTTCTTGTTCCCCCGCAGAGCGCGAAGGGACATCAAAACACAACTGTCGACTACTCTACAGAAGAAAAACACTCGCCTGACACATTTGTGTCATCGCGCGCCGACCGCGCCATTTGTGCATCTGTTCCGCACCATCAAGTGCTTAGCCGAATATCGGTCAACGCTCCTGTCTTGATGAACAACATCCAATTCGTGCCAGCGACTTCACGGAGAACAGCATGAGCTTTCATGTGGGGCAGAAGGTGGTTTGCATCCGCGCTGATTGCGACGCTGGAAAATATTGGGGTCTACAAGAAAAGCCGGTTCTTGGAGAAATTTACACCGTCTCCGCGGCGGAATTTATATCCCCAATTACGGGGCGCCGATGCATCGGAATAGCCGAGCTTTCTCCTCCACCGTCTGGGGGTTATCGAACATCTCGATTCCGCCCCATCGTCGAACGCAAAACCTCAATCGAAATTTTCACAGCGATGCTCAATCCCTCAAAGGTGGAAGCATGAGTGCATCTGCAGAAGTAGCCCTAGCGATCTGGCTGAATATCAACGTGCTCGTTGTCTACCTGCTCCATCGGCGCGCGGTTGCGGAGGCTCGGTTATGAGCGGCCGATCTGCCCTCCGGGGAATGAGCAACAGACCGGCCGCTACGCGCGACATCTACTCGCCGCGCGATTCTATCCCTGCCGCTGAATCACTTGATGCAGATTTTGCCGCCATGTGTTTTGCGCTGGCGGCTTTGTTTTTCCCCATCGCTCTTGGTGGCTTCGGTTTTTTCATCTGGTGGGTGTTCTTTCACTAAGTACCGGATTGCGTTCCGCGTTGCAGCGCAGAGCGTGATGAATGTGAGTTCGTCGTCATCGTTGTCGTGTGTTCCCTCCATGGAACGAGATAATCATGGAGGGTTTTGCAAGTGCGCAAAAAGAGGCTGCCAAAAATGAGTGACGCTGCGTATTTGGATCAGGCCGCCGCGTGGTCGAAAGACCTGACGCGAATGAAAGCGAGAGGGCCTGGCGATATTGAGAACGCCATGCGCCAGATCGAACGTCAGTACGGAGTCGATTACGGATTCCTCTGGTCCTTAAGATATCGCCGGGACCGGCTCAGGATAATCAGCATCTCGGTCTACGAGAGCATCAGGGCGGCTTATCGCGCAGAGTGTGCGGCACAAATGCGAAAGCTGGAAAATGATTTGCAACGAACCGAGGAAATCGCCGGGCCTGATAATCGCGTTGTTAGCGCGGTTCGCTCTTTGGTTGGTCCGGAAACGTGAGAGCAGGCGCGACCGCATGCGTCGTGAAATGAAAGAGCATCACAAGTGGCCTGCATGAGCATCACCATTTCTGCCATCCCGGCAGAAGCGCTGCCCGTCATTGACTCCGGCAAAAAGTCATCAGGTGACGGGCAGCGACTTTCTTGAACTGAGCAGATAGAGGAACCAATGGGCAGGATTCAAGACAAGTGGGACCAAGCTGAAGAGGCGCGCCAGGTTCGGCAAAAGAACGAGGTCTGTTCAAGCAGGCTTCTCGAAAAGCTGATCAGGCATCACGGGCAGGTCGAGGAAGAGGACGAGCCGGAAGAGGCTGCGCCAGAGCCGGTCCAAGAACCGGCCAATTTCCCCGCCCTTCACAAGGTCGAGGTTATCAAACGCGCGGTTTGCAAGCAATTCAACATTCCGCGAACCGCCATCGAATCCGCGACGCGCAAGGCGAACGTGGTTCGGCCCCGCCAGATCGCGATGTATCTCGTTCGCAAGCACACCAACCATTCCTATGCGGAGATTGGTCGGCGCCTAGGCGGACGGGACCATTCGACGATTCTGCACGCATTCCACAAGATCAATAGCCTGATCGGGAATGACGCCAGCCTTGCTGCGGCAGTCTCCGAACTGGAGGCGGCGATATCATGAAGCTGGATCTTCACAACATCATCATTGATCGATCGATCGCCCAGAAAGCCAAGCGCGTTGACGTGCTCCGCGTCGAACTGAAGACCCTTGGATATTCCGTTGTTTCAACCGCGTATCTCGCCGGCCTTCTCGTGCAGGCGAAGCGCAGAAAGACATTGGAGGAAGCATGAAGACGATCGCCAAGCAGTATTTCGAGACGCTGGCCCAGGCTCGCCGCTGCAAGCCGCGGTCAGAGCGCAAGGCCGTCCTCACCAAGCGGCTGAAGGATCTCATGGTCCGTCAGCTGCGCAAAGAGGCCAAGGCAGCATGATTGCAAAGCTCGCCTACCTGACGACGCCAGAAGACGGCCGCTACATGCTGAACTTCCAGGCCTACGGCTCGGATGAACTGATCAGCATCGAAGTCGGACCAGACCAGATGAGCAATATCCTTAGCTGCGGGGTAGCGCTCATGCTGAGGCATTCGTTCCATAAAATTCCAGTCTCATCACCAAACGAGGAACAGAAACATGAGCGAGCCTAGCACCGAGCCTAGCATTGGCGACAATAGCCAAATCAGGGCTATTGTTGAACGCATCGAACACGTCGAGGTCGAGATCAAGGATCTCCAGACCGGGCGAAATGAAATCTACCAGGAAGCCAAGTCTGCTGGGCTGGATTCGAAAGCGCTACGGACCATCATCCGACTGCGGAAACAATCGCCTGACGATCGCGCTACGCAGGAGGCTATTTTGGACACGTATAAGCAGGCATTGGGGATGCTCGCTTGAAGCCAGCGCGAAACCCTTGGATGAAATTCTACCCTGCTGACTGGCGGGCTGACGCGATGCTGCGCCTATGCTCAATCGCCGCCCGCGGCCTATGGGCGGAGATGATGTGCATTATGCACGACGCCGAGATCTACGGCTCATTGCACGTCAATGGTCGTCGCATCGACAAGAAGCAGCTCGCCGGACTGGCCGGAATCTCTGAAAAGGATTGCACAGCGCTTCTGTTGGAACTCGAAGGAAACGGCGTATTCAGCCGTGACGAAGACGGTACTATTTACTCTCGCCGTATGCGCCGAGATGCCATCAAGTCGGAGGAAGGTCGTAAGCAGGTTGCTAAGAGGTGGAGAGACAAAAAAGACGATAGATCACCTATTAGGTCACCTATCCATGAAGCTGATGATGAACCTAATACTCAGAAGCCAGAAGCCAGAATTGATAGGATAGGAAGCGCGAGCGCGAGCGGGCTGACCGAAGGTTCGAAGGCTCTCACGTCAGCCTTTTGGAAAGCTCTTGGCTTCGAAAGCGCCTTGGCCGTACATCCCGACTACGCCGGCACTGATTGGCGAGCTATCGAGTGGGAGAGGGCAGGGTGGACGGTCGATCTGATCGACTCTGAAACCCGACGCATCGGCCCGGCCAAGCCTCTGACCTATTACGAAAAAGTCTTCGCCACTGCCTTCGCTAAGCGACAGGCACCGCTACCGATTGTCGAAGTTCGAGAAGCTGAAACTCTAACGGTGAAATCCAATGGAAAACCGAAAAGCGCAATCATTCAAGCCGCTGACGATCTCTGCCGAAAGCTTGCCAGCTTCGATGGCCCGCAACGAGCAGTTGACGAGTTATGCAGCGCAGAGGGCGAAGCTTCTCCTCGGCTGCTATCGGACAGGTGATGCTAGCGATCCTGAAACCTACGTGGCTGCGATCACGGCAATTCTGGCTCGATATCCCGAGGCGGTGATCACGGAAGTCACACACCCGGCGACCGGCCTTCCAAAGAAGAAGGGGTGGCTCCCGACCGTCAAGGAGGTTGCCGACGCCTGCGATGATGCGGTCGAATTTTCGGTTCAGCACGAAGCTCGGCTGAAGCGCATTCGGGAGCAGATGGAAGCGCGAGCGCGGGAGGACCGCGGCGAAAAACCAACACTGGCGCAGCTGAAGGAGAGGTTCGGCGATGATTGGGGGCTTACACCAGCGCCGGCCAAGCCGCTGAGCATCTTCAAGGCACCAAGCAAGGAAGAATTGGCAGCGCATTACCGCGAATACAATCTCGCGTTCGAGCCAAAATCCGAGGGCTGAGGCTCTCGCAGGCATAGGGGGGAGGAAGCAATGAGCAGAGGAACACATCCAACAACGCCGTGGATGCCATGGTTCGCTTGGCGCCCTGTAAGCACCTTGACGCACGGCTGGCTGTGGCTTTGCTGGATTGAGCGGCAGCGCATCATGTGCAATTCGAACGGCCCCGTTCAAACCATCGGCTATTCCTTCTGGATGTACCGAAAGCCGGTTCGATGATCAGCGACCCCTCAGACGGCAGCGTGAGAGCGAAGCCAAGCGATTTGCTTACAGGCGGCCCGCTGCGTGAAAACTTACTCAATAGCCGCGCCACCGCTGCGCCAACCGCGACTGGTAAGGAATCCTTACAGGTTCCCATTCTCGACACCAGCACATCCGGCCTTCCCTCTGCCAGCGCCAGGGACGCGGAGCGGCGAGAGCGGGACAGA